CTCTGGCAGACAAGAGGACGGGTGATTGGGCCACAGTCAAGAAGCCCCTCAAGAAGTCTGCCAGACGCGCAATGCTGCGGTGGTTCTACGACTACACATATGGTCGTGAGTTCACCCTAGCAGCCTTGCTTGAGAACAACGGACGCAACTGTGTGTATCACATGACCCGTAAGCTAGTCGCTGCCGGTGCACTTACTGAAGTCTCAGAGCATGGCGGGGGCGCTGCTGGTGCCAAGATATATATCGTGTCTGACCGTGAAGTGATCGGGAGGATGCTGGCTGATGGAGCATGAAGACATCGTCAACCGCCCGTCTCATTACACCCAGTATGCGATCGAGCCCATTACCTTCATCATGACCAACAAATTGGCGTTCCATGTTGGGAACATCATAAAATATGCGGTCAGGGCTGGCTCCAAGTCGTACCCAAACCAAACCCCAGAACAATCTGAAATCACTGATCTGCGCAAAGCGATACGCTACTGCGAAATGCGGATCAATCAAATAGAAAGCCAGGACGAACTATGAACTCTTTTGCCAACTCTGTTTCCCTTCCAACCGATTATCAATCATTTATTCACCAGTCCCGTTACAGTAAGTTCATGGACACCTTGAACCGCCGGGAGACCTTCAACGAGACTGTCGATCGCTACATTGCCAATGTGGTCTCCCCTGTCCTCATGAAGAGCTTGGATTTCTTCCAGGCCCGTGACGTTCAAAACGAGATCCGGGAGGCTATCCTGAACCTCGAGGTCATGCCATCGATGCGGTGCATGATGAGTGCCGGTCCTGGTCTCGATCGGTCCAACGTGGCTGGGTTCAACTGTAGCTATACTGCTGTCGATCACCCTCGGGTATTCGATGAGGTCCTGTATATACTGATGTGTGGCACCGGCGTTGGCTTCTCTGTTGAGCGTAAGAATGTAGAGCAGCTGCCCACATTGCCGGAGAAGATGACGCCAATTGACATGACCATCGTGGTAGAGGACAGCAAAGAGGGTTGGGCTGACGCCTACCGCCAGCTGATCGAGGAGCTGTACCAGGGCAACGTGCCTAAGTGGGACGTGAGCAAGGTACGCGCTGCCGGTGAGCGGTTGATGACCTTCGGTGGACGTGCGTCTGGCCCAGATCCCCTGGTGGATCTCTTTCGACATACGATCGACACTTTCACGTTGGCTGAGAACTCCAGGTTGACGCCCCTCGAGGTCCACTCGATCATGTGTAAGATTGGCGAGGTCGTCGTCGTAGGTGGCGTGAGGCGTTCGGCTATGATCAGCCTAAGTGACCTGGATGATCCAGAGCTGCGCCTGGCTAAGAGTTCTTCTTATGATGTCCAAGATTTCACTTTAACATCTGAAACTGACACATCCTGGTCCTACTCAATCACAATGGGTAACCAGCCTGGCGTTAACGAGGCCTATGACATCAAGCTAACCAAGGGGCCAACCAAGGATGACTTCGACCAGCACAACCTGGTTACCAACAAGAAGATCGGTTGGTGGCAGCTGTCCCCACACTTTGCCTTGGCCAACAATAGTGTGGCCTATGAGGGAACCCCAGAACGTGAGCTCTTCGATGAGGAATGGGCTTCCCTGGTTGCCTCAGGCTCAGGTGAACGTGGGATCTTCAACCGTGCTGCTGTCATCTCCAAGGTGCAGCGTGAGGGACGGCGTGAGGTGTCTGACTTCGGGACCAACCCGTGTTCGGAGATCACCCTTAAATCAGCCCAGTTTTGCAACCTAACGTCTGTCGTTGCCCGTGCTGACGACACTGTAGGCAGCCTGGCTCGTAAGGTACGCATTGCGTCCATCCTGGGCACCATCCAGGCTACGTTGACCAAGTTCCCTTACCTGCGTCCTATCTGGCAGGAGAACACAGAAGCTGAGGCCCTCTTGGGTGTAAGCATCACGGGTATCTTGGATTGTCGTCTGTTGACCCATGAGAATGCGGCATTGGATGAGACATTGAAAGGGCTACGCCGTATCGCTGTGGATACCAACGCCACATATGCTGGCTACCTGGGTATCAACAAGTCAGCAGCTGTGACCTGCGTCAAACCTGAGGGCACTAGCAGCCAACTGAATGATAGCTCGAGTGGGATCCACGCACGTCACAGTGCTTACTACACTCGGACAGTCAGGGCTGACACTAAGGACCCAATCACTGAGTTCATGATTGACCAGGGCATTCCACATGAGCCTTGCGTCATGAAACCAGACACGACTGTGGTCTTCTCTTTCCCAGTGAAAGCACCAGAGGGCGCAGTGACCCGCAATGACATGACTGCAATTGAACAGTTGGAGCTATGGCTGACATACCAGCGCGCCTGGTGTTGCCACAAACCATCGATCACAGTCTCAGTGGGACCAGAGGAGTGGGATGAAGTGGGTGACTGGGTCTATGCTCACTTCGATGAGATGTCTGGCGTGTCTTTCCTCCCCAGGTCAGACCACACATATGCCCAGGCACCTTACCAGGACATCACAGCTGAACAGTATGAGACAGCCATGGAGACATTCCCTAAGTCGATCGACTGGGACACACTGGCTCTCTATGAACGTGGTGATACTACTGTCGGGTCTCAGACCCTGGCTTGCACTGGTGATGTCTGTGAGATTGTAGACCTAACAGCAGCCTAAGCTGTAAACTAAAAGAGGAGACGAAGGTGTTCCACATAGCCTTGGCCACGGTCAGCTGCCTTCGTCTCCTCCCGGATCTTGCGACCCGTATACTGGATGCTCACCATAATGTCCGACATTCAAGCACTATCTAGGTCAACGGATAGTTGTTCATGATGTGGACATATTGTGTTCACCCTCAGTTCTACCCAGTTGACCTAGGGTAACTACTAAGAGACCCCTCTAGAGAGAAGACCAAAGTCTCGACTACTGTGTCTAATCTCATGCCAGGCCTCCCGCACTCCTGAGTAGCTGTCCCCATGATGTCCTCCCGGTCATACGGGTGATACACTTAGGGGTGCGGTAGAGACCTGGTTGTCCCTTGGTGGTGGGAGCATATGGCTCAACTCAAACCTCCATCAACTCAGGCTCGTAACAACATAAGAGCCACTGTTAACTAGGAAACGCCCATGTTGAGGTTCATCATCCGCAAACTCAAGCTCCTGGTCTTAACCTTGCAGGCTTATGAGATGCATTGGTTGGCCAATAGAGCAGCTGAAGTATTACGTCTGCACTCATCGTACCAACTCAAGGATCTTGGTCTTAACAGAGGTGGCATTACCCATGCCGCCCATCATAAGTGCCCCATCTGTCATCCAAAGGTCTGGCAAGAGTGGATCAAGGATGTGTGATCGTCTGTCATCCAAGGTGTGACTTAGGTGTGTGACTTAGGTCCGTATTCTGCACTCAAAGATCGAGCCCTTCAGCCAGACAAGAATTACAGAAGGTCAGCACTAATGACCTAATGTCTACCAAGCGTCATCAGATAAAGTATCCGTTGACCTTCAGTCATCAACGATATCAGAGGCTTAGGCTACCTGATATCAATCAATGTCAATCAATCAATCCCATTTGGGTCCCCTATCGTCATTCTGAGGCCCCGGTGGGTCAATCAATAAGACGATTTCAAAAGTGGGGACTAAAGGCCGCGTTGTTGTTGTTGTTGTCCGACCTCGTTAACGTGGGGTCCCCCCTGAAAACCAAAGTATAAAAGGAACCCAAGATGGGCCTAGAAACCGGAACCTACCTAGACGCCTTGGTCCCTACGAACCCCGCGTCCACTGACGGTCTTGCGCAAGCTGACGACCACATCCGCCTCCTCAAGATTACGCTAAAGAACACTTTGCCCAACCTAAGCGGCGCTGTGAGTGCCACACAGGCTGAACTGAATGTCCTCGATGGCATCACCAGTTCCACCTCTGAACTTAACGTCCTCGATGGCATCATAGCCACCACAGCTGAACTTAACTTCACTGATGGTGTCACCAGCAACATCCAGACACAGATGAACACTAAGGCACCGCTGGCGTCTCCTACGTTCACCGGCACTCTTGTGGCCCCTACAGCGAACATTACGACAGCCAATGTCACCACAGTTGACTTAGGCGACTGGACGGTCACTCAGACTGGCACCAATCTTGTGTTCTCCACAGGTGGCGTAGGTAAGATGAAGTTGGATGCCTCTGGTAATCTCACAGTTGTAGGCAACGTCACAGGCTTCGGTTCTATCTGATGGCACTGCCAGCATCGGGTGTAATATCCTTGGCTGACCTCCAGACTGAGTTTGGAACTTCCAGCCCCGTCAGCCTCTCTCAGTTTTACCTTGATGGCTCTATTGTAACTCCTAACAACACTGGTGTCCCTAACAGCGGTAGCTCCATATCCCTTGGAGACTTCTATGGTGTAGCCAATGCAAGCAACGTAACCTACGAGATCATTGGTGGCGGTGGTGGCGGCGGCTACGGTCTAGAGAACGGCACAGGCTCAGGACGCGCCGGTACTGGTGGTACTACTACCCTAGCAGCAATTGCCTTCTCTACGATCACAAGCACAGGTGGCATAGGTGGCCTGAATGCTCCATCTAGCGCACACACTGGTCTTGCTGGTGAAGCCTCCTACTATGGCCCCGGTGGTTCTGCTGTTGGTCAGCAAGGGCAATCACAGCCAGCCCCAGAAGGCAGCTATGGTGCAGGTGCTGGTGGCGCTGGTGGTGACAACCCCGGTACATACGGTACAGCTGGTGGCGGTGGCCATGGTGGTGCAGCCTCTACTCGTGTTGCTGGCACTCTCACTTATGTACCCGTAGGCACTGTAATCACAGTGACCGTGGGTGCAGGAGGCGCTGGTGGTGTAGGAGGAAACCGCGCTGGTGTAGCTGGACATAGAGGCTACGCACGTCTCCAAGTCGGCAACACTGTGCAAGAGTTTAAGTCTAGCGGTACGTTTACCTTCACTGTTCCCGCAAGTTAGAGGTTACTAAATGTCACTTGGCACTTATTTCTCCCACACCGACACAAGCCTAAGTAACCTAAGCTCTGAAGTATTGGGTGACATCACAGGTATAGTCTTTTCGTGTCGTGATGGCATAGGTACTATCTGTGCTGTCACTCCAAGTATCTCTACGCTTTCTCGTATTATGGGGGATGTCCCCTCAGTCATACAGGAGGCTGTGACAGGTAGATACTTTGTGGACCTAGCAAGCCTAGGCTCAGACAAGGTTCGTCTATACGTTGACTCTGAGAAGCCTGATGAAATGATAGTTGGCTACTACTTCTCTTCTGACAACGAGATGCTAATCGAGAAGAGATACAAGAAGCCCTCAGAGGCCAGCCCACTTCTGTGCCCTGTGGATCGCTATGATAACTCTGGCCGTCTTATATCTGCAAATGAGCCAGAGGCTGTATCTGATAGATCGTGTTGGACTGGCAGCGCCGCTTGGGCAGATGCAGCAGATGGTAGCCCTTACACCGTAAGGTACACCCATAAGCTCTCCAAGCCCCAGTCTTACATATTCGTATTCTCATAAGGAACTCAGGCCATGCCTAACCTACCAATCCGTGGACTAGGGTCCGTGGGCGTGGTCACTGATGTTGACCCCTACAACCTCCCTATCAACGCCTTCACTAGAGCCAAGAACGTAAGGTTTAACGAAGGTTCCGTACAGCGTGGTCCCATCATGCGTGGTGTGGCTGACATCTCCTTTGACCCTGTGTTTGCCTATGGTATCACTTCGCTCTCAGGCTTTGACACAGTGTTGGTCGTAGATGATGTGTTTGATGTCCGTGAGTTCTCTAATGGAACCTTTACTACTAGGAAGACCACATCCGGCGCAGCGTCTTCTATCCCCGCAGTAACCGCGACAACCCTGTCTGACGTTCAGTATCTCAGCAGGGACGATCAGACACCCATATCGCGCACACCCTCCCAGACTAACTTCACTGATTTACCTAACTGGCCCACAGGGATGCGTACAACTGCTCTAAGGTCTTTTGGTGACTTCTTGTTAGCGCTGGGCACCGTGGAAACCAACGTGGCATACCCGAACCGTGTGAGGTTCTCAGACCCCGTACTGGCCAACCAAGTGCCTACTACATGGGATGAGACTGATCTTACCAACAGTGCTGGCTTTAACGACCTTGTGCAGATGAAGACCCCTATAGTTGATGGAGCAACTCTAGGCCCTAACTTCCTTGTGTATTCACAGGACCAAGTGTGGATGATGGAGTTAGTAGGTGGTACGTTTATCTTTAACTTCCGCAAGGTCTTTGATGACGCCGGAGTAATTAGCCAGAACTGTATAGTTGAGGTAGAGGGTCGCCACTATGTCTTTGACCGAGATGACATCTATGTGACTGACGGCAACTCCCGCAACTCTATTTGCGATGGTCGCGTCAGAGACTACATCTTCAGTGGTATCGACAACAGTAAGCATGATGTCTGCTTTGTGCTGCACAATTCTACTCTTGAAGAGATATACTTCTGTTACCACAGCGGTGACGACATGGCCGTATATACGGATGGTACATCCTGTAACCGTGCAGCAGTCTACAACTACAAAGAGGACGTTTGGTCATTCCAAGATTTACCAAATGTAATCACAGGCACTGAAGCTAACGTAAATTCTGTGTTCTCCTATGCTGATGCAACCCAGTCCTACGAGACTATTGGTGG